GATGAGCCGACGAGTCACCCCGGAAACGCTGCATCCTCATGGTGCGCATGTAGCCCTGCTGCAGCCACACCAACCGCTTGGCGCGGTCGCCGGTGGTGCCCGCGCTGATACTGCGATCCTGGCTCCAGACCTGCCCGTCGGTACTCCACGAGGTCGAGATGAGGGGCGTTGCACCGACCGCAATGCGCCCGGTGAGGCTGACGAGCTCCAGCGCGTGGAACATGGCCCCGCGAGACTCACCGTAGACGATGGCCGTCCCGAACTCCCACCGAACCGGGTTCTCCCAGTGCGACGAGATGGTCTGCGAGAGGTACCCGAGGGTGTAGTTGGTGGGGTCACCACAGAGCCAGCGGTCATAGACCCACACGAAGTGCCGCGCCCGGTAGACGTTGAAGCCCACAAGTGACGACGTCAGGCAGAACCAGACCTGTTGGCCAAGCGCCGCGCTGGCGGCAGCGTCAAACACCATGCAGCGGTCTGGCAGGTGCATGTACAGGTGCTGGTGCCCGTTGTCGTTGCGCGTCTCGAGCACCAGCGTCGAAAGGTCCGCCTCGCTGTAGGTGGCCAACAGCCGGTCGATCTCGACGGTGGAAATCTTGGACGCCTGCGCGTTCTGCCCGAGGTAGACGCCGGGGGCCTCGTTGTAGCCGGAGCCAACGAACGCCAGCGCCTCGAGGTAGACACACACCGCGTTGGTCCCGATGGCGCCTTTCGTGATCTTGGCGCCGTCGATGCGGTCAAACGGGAAGCCGGTGCCGCCGACGTTGTCGAAGCACTCGATCGAGTTGCGGTTGATGGCGTAGACCTCATTCCGCAGGCGTTGCAGCGCAAGGATGGGGTCAGGGTCAGACTCGGAACCCGCATACTTCAGGGGGTTGAAGATCGTTGGGTCGGTGAGGTCAGAGACGGCAAGGAACTCGCCATCGGTGACCATCCAGTAGCCATCGACCCAGATGGCATCCAGGACCACGCCTGCATTGACGTCGGTCACCGTGGTGAGTGTGACGCCGTCGAGGGCGAGATAGTAGAGGGTCCCGCCGCTGGCGATGCCCAAGCGGTCGAAACCTTGTGCCCATGCAACAGGCCCGCCATCGGCCAGGGTGCCGATCACGGTGATGTTGTTGTTGACGTCCATCGACACCAGCGACGTGCCAGTCACGAAGTACGCCACGCCCTGCCACGCAAACGAACCACGGCACACGCCGTCAGCATTGGCTACCAACGTCACCAGCCCATCGGCGGGGCGCAGGTAGCCCGCGCTGACACCGTTGTCGGCGGGAACCGGCACAAGGTTGACCGGGTACGACTGGCGGATGTCGGGACCGTTGTCGGAGTAGATCCCAGAGAGGATTGGGATCTGCATTCAGCCGTACTTCCAGTTCGTGCCGTTGCAGAAGATGGGCACGATGTTGGCGCCACCGCCAAGGACTGTCGTGTCGCCAGCGACGCCGACAGCCAGCGTGACAGCGCCGTCGGTGATGAAGGCGCGCGCCCCGCGAAGCCCGACAGCGGCGGCAGGAATGGCGGCGAACGTCAGCGGCTCAAAGAGCCCATGGGAGAGAATCGACGGCGTGTCGTAGCTCTTGTTCTGGATGACCTGCGCGGCAAGTTGCGTGATTACCTCGTCACCGTCGGCCAGCACAACGCCGGTCCCGGCAGGGTTGAGGTTGATGTTGCCGTTGCCCTTGGTGATGACGCTCACGTCAATGTTTGCATCGCCGCCCGTCGCCGCGAACCCAACCTCATTGCCCGTGGCGCCGTTGAAGACGGTGATCTCGTTGACGGCGGCAGCCTCTGGCGTGAACTTGAGGATCTCGTTGCCATTGGCGTCGAGGATGGCCGTCGTGATGGTCACCGACGTGAACACGTCCGTCGACCCAAGCGACTGCGACACGCAATACCACGTGTCCTGCAGGGCGTTGAAGCGCAGGGCGAAGAACCCGCCAGTGCCGAGCGACGTCGGAGCACCCGTCACCGTGGCGCCATTGCCTGCCACCGTGAACGCGGTAATCGCCGCGCTGCACGTCACCACGATCTGCTGACCATCGAAGCAGTCATCGACGGGTGGCAGGGTGAGCGTGCCAGCGGCAAAGGCGCCAGTCGGGTTGATGATCATCCACATGTTGTCAGTGGTGGCCACCATCTGCAGGTTGAAGCCTGACGACGTCGGGGCGTTGATTTCCGTCGTGAACTCTGGCGACGCGAAGTTCGCCTCAATGAACGCCAGCAGCACCGACAACGACGCCTTGCGCGCGTCGTTGTTCGCAGCGCTCTGGATGACGATGTTGTCGCCGGTGGAGAGTGAGGTGACGGCGGAAAGCTGGTTGATGGTAGGCATCGGGACCTCAGTCGAAGGTGATTTCACCATCATCGCCCGCATCCAGCGGAACAGACGGCGCAGGCAAGAAAGGAGAGACATTGTTGCGCCAGGGTTTGTTGCCCGCACCCGCAGGCATGGTGCCGGGCAGTTGCATCTTCGGGGGCGTCGTCAACCGCAGCGACACCGTCGACAGCGCGCGAGCGGCGGCAGACATCGTCTGTGGTGCAACCTGCTTGCCGTAGGACGGCGCCAAGCGCAGGGCGAGGTTGAGATAGACCGCCTCGTTGGCGTTGTCTGGGACGCCGCTGGCTTCGTCAAGGTCGCTGTCCTGTGGGCTGCCGGGGATGGGGTAGCCGAGGCGCAAACCACGCCCGTTCCATTCCGCCATCATGGCGTCAAGGCGACGAAGTGCCGACTCAAGCTGTTCGGGCTGGAGGTCGAAGACGTAGGACGCGAGGCCGATTTCTTCCATCGCCTGCGAGATAAACTGACGCTTCGACCATCCCATCAGGAACCACCCTGCAGGTTGTCAGAGATGAGACGCGCCAACCGCGCGTCAGGAGTGCGCCCGTCGAAGCGGATGCCAAGCGACGTGGCCTGCTCTTCAAGTTCAGCGCGCGTGGGAGGTGCATCGTCGGCGGGGATGTCGGCGACAACGCCGCACGCCCCGGGCAGCGTCTTATGCCAGCCATCAGCGAGGGCAGCCGCGAGGGCCTTCTCGTCGTTGACGCCGAGGTTGTTGTAGGTCTTGCCGAACGGGCCAAAGAACGGGCCAGGGCAGCGGTAGACGAGGGTGGGGAAGGACATCAGCAGCCCTTGCCTTTCTTGCCGTGCATCTTGCCGAAGGGCGGACCCTTCTTGGCTGGCTTGGCGGGAGACTTCTTCGCGGGAGACTTCTTCGATGCCATGTGCACTCCAAGGGGAAAGCCCCCGCCAGCGTAACACCAGCGGGGGCCTTTGTCGACGTCGGTTCAGGACAGGCGGTCGCTCACAAACGTGTTGGCTGCGGTCTTGCGCGAGCGCCAGCGGGCGCTGGTCACCGTGGCGCACGCAACCACACCGAGGCCGATGGTGTGGCCAGACGACGCGGTGATGTTGAACGCGCTGGGACCGGTGTTGATCACCGACCAATCGATGCTGTCACCGATGGCGAACTCACCAGCGGCGTCAAGGACGGCACCGGTTGGCAGCGAGGCCGCAACGATGGCAGCGCTCGTCGAGCTGATGATCCCACCAAACAGCATGGCGGGGGTCAGTGACCCGGTCGCGTTCAGGGCGATTGGCGCGCTCTGGATGACGGCGGTCTTGCGACCGTCGTCCTTGACCACGGCGTCAGTCCCGATCTCGTAGTAGGCCGGGAAGGCGCTGCCGCTGTTGTCAAGGATCAACTCGGTGGCGACGCTGACGGCAGACGAGACCCACTCTTCGGCGGTGACGTCGGAGAGCAAGGACACCTTGTCGGGGAACTGGGGGAACCCGATGTTGGTGTAGACGAGGCAGGTGCCCCGGCAGAACACGGCGATCTTGTCGGAGGTGATGAGGTTGACGGTCTTTTTGCCGCCAGCGGGAACGATGAGGGACGAGGACATGTGAGACTCCAGAAGCAAAGAAGGGGAAAGAGGCGCCCCGGTGTGAGGCGCCTCTCAGTGGTCAGGTCTGCGAGAACATCATGGAACCGCACATCTCGGTGTCGAGGACGACGACGCCCCAGAACGCGTCGAAGCGGTATTTGGTGTTCAGGGCGTCAATGCCGCTCTGCTTGCACATGACCAGTTCAATGCCCTGGTCGGTGCTGCCGCGCAAGACGCTGAGACCGCTGTCGGTCGGGATCTCGAGCTTGCCGGGCAGGATCTCGATGCAGCCTTCCACGAAGAAGTGGTTCTGCTGCGCCGTGACCGTGTTGAGGAACACGATGGCGGCGGTGGCAGACGCGGTCTCGACGACACAGTTCTGGTACTGCACTTCCGCAATCGACCCGCCCTGCGCGGTGATCATCGGCGGGGTGATGACCATCGTGGTGCCACCGATGACGGGGATGCTCACGACCTTGAAGGTCTTGAGCACGCCCGTGGACACCTTGGTGATCGGGTGCACCGCGAACACGTTCGCGATGGTGAAGAAGTCGCCAGCGACGACAGACGCGTTGCTCGAGACCGTGACGGTCTGGAAACGGTTGTCGAGGTTGCTGCCCTGGCCGGTGGCCGCATTGCTGCGGGCGGCAGGCACGTAGACGTTGACGCCAGCGGCCAGCGTGGACAGGGTCAGAGCACCACCACCAGCGGCGGCAACCTTCCGGCTGGAGTAGTCCAGCTGGTAGGTGTCGAGGCTGGCGAGGCGACCGAGGTAGGACTCGCGGAGCGCCTTGACGCTGTGCTCGTTGTCGAGGCTGCGGCTGGCCTTGGCCAAGTCATTGGCGGCGCCGAGGTAGTCGCGGGTGTTGTAGCACAAGCGACGGTTGGCCAGCGGAACGCCGGTCTCGTTGAGCAGTGCGGCAACCTGTGCCACGTCGTCGAAGCCGACGGAGGCGGCGCTGCGCTTCACGAACAGCGAGCCCTGCAGGGCGACGGCGTCAAGGACGCTGCGGTTGATGTCGCTGGCCAACTTCTGCCGGGCACCTTCGCCAAGGCGCTTCTCCTGCAGCTGGTCACGGAGTTCCGTGGGGCTGAGGAGGAACGGCGCGCTCTTGTTGATGTCGATGCTCGAGGGCACCGACAGCTGCGTGCGGGCGGTGAAGTTGGACGACTGGTCAAGGCCATCAAAGGACGGCATGACGTAGGGCTTGGGGCGCCAGATGACATCGCCGGAGCGGGCCATCTGGGTCTGCGGGGTCTTGTAGATCTTGACGAGGCGGCTCATGGCCAGTTCGTCGTTGAAGGCTTCAAGAACGTCGTCAAACGCGACGCGTTCTTCCTTCGAGAAATCGTTTGCCATGGTCTTTTATCCTTTGGCTTTCTGCTTGCGCTTGTAGGCAACGACCGCAGTACGGTCCCCGCTCTTCTCTGCGTCAGCTTCCAGCCGTTCGAGGGTCTTGTCGGCGAGCCCAGAACGGGCGGCGCCAGATGAGGGGGAGGACTCGGGGGACGTCGACGGTTT